ATTGCTAATGTCACGAACCAGCAAGGATCCTGCTGCTTTGGTGGTGCTCGAAAATGCGTCACCGTCAATGCCCAGGAACCGGTGAGACTCAGCATGATAAATCGCGCTGAATACTCGCGCATCATCGCCCACAATCATGCGATCAGAATCATCCAGTTTGATCAGAACCAGTGTGTCGTTAAGAGCAGCATTGCGGCCGTGCAGCGGTATGTTATTGGCCAGCCTGGGTGCTGAGTTAAAGCTGGTCAGTGCGTTAAAGGTTTGCGTCTGGCTAAATGAATTGGCCTCTGATTTCAGGGCCGCATCATTGATTTGATCCTCAGTGAGTGTCACCGTTTTGGGTGTCGCTGTGGTGCCCACAAAGGCTGGAAATGTGCCCAGCGTGCACCGCTTCACCAGCCTGATATGATCATCACCCTCACTTTTGGGATCAGACCCCAGCGGATTGTTGGCATCCATGTCCGGTATTAATGTGCCTGCTTCTAATGGCATCAGCTTATTCCATTGCCCCAAATTTCAACCTGGCTGGATGCACGCCAATAGCATTGTATGACTGAACTGGAAACCAGTGATCTATTGCCCCCATTGTTCACACCGTCACCGGATAACCAGCGAATGGTGGCCGTACCCTCAACCAGGTTAATCCCACCACCACGATTGGTGATTGTGATGGCAGTGCCTGCAGCCAGGGCGTCAAGTGTGACGGTGCCACCTGACCCGAAATTGACCACCCTGCCCTCCATTTCCTGGGTCATGGTTTGCGTTACTGCGCCGCCAATTTCAGTGGGTGATCGAAACCCCACATCAAGGAAAAGGCCACCCCGATCTGCCACCTTTGCGCTGCCATTTAACAGATTGCCCGTGCGAAATGTCTCGATACCATTGGCATAAAATCGGTGTGCGCTGGCTGAGCTGGGGCCGTGATATTGCGATCCGGCGCTGGCCGTATTGCCCCAAACGATAACATCAGAGGTGCTCGATCTGACCACCAGTGGAATATAATCAGTGTTGCCAAAATTTCGCACCCGCAATGATGAATCCAGTGGGTGCAGCGATACATGGCCCTGAAAATCAACATCAAGCAGGAAATCCCACAGCCCACCAATGGTGGCAGCCTCTGATTTGAGCGCAGCATCATTGATCTGATCCTCAGTGAGCAGCACTGATTTGGGTGCCGCGTTATTGCCCACAAAGGCAGGGAAGCTGCCCAGCGTGCAGCGTTTCACCAGTCTCAGGTGATCATCACCCTCACTCTTTGGGTCTGATCCCAATGGATTGTTGGCATTTAGCTCAGGGATGAAATCGCCAGCCTCTAATGGCATATCAGCCTCCAAACCAGGCGTGAGAGCCTGATACCCGCAAGCCGGCGCCACTTTCGGCCGCTTTGGCGGCACTGTTGGCCTGTTCCAGCTCACTGGTGTAATTAGTCACCGATTCTTGAACCAGCTGCAGATCCTGGGTGAAGGTATGCCCCTCGATGAGCGTGGCATATAGCCAGGTCATTGGATAGGTGCTCATCAGCAGATTGGTGTCAGCATCTGCCACCAGCTCAGGCACTGCCGCGTAATACAGCAGGGTAAACTCAATGCCCACGCCGCCGGGTTGAGTCTCGAGCTGTATGCCATCAATCGAATAGATAATTGGGCCACCATCCACACTGTCATTGGCGTAAGAATCCAGCTCCCTGCGGCCCACCATTGTGAGCGCCATGCGCCGGCTGCCTGGGAAATGATAGATATCCCGCATTTCCAGGAAATCGGCCGGCAGATCACGCGGATTCAGGGTGGGAGTCTCGGTGGCCGTTTTGATATTCTCGCGCACCCGCATATCACGGTTTATGCGCGTCCTGGCCAGCTCGATAAAACCGGGGATATCGGTGCCCAGATCCACCCGGTGCATATACTGCGCCACCAGTGTCTGCAGCTCAATATAGGTCATGGAATCACCCCATTCACTGAAAATGCCCCCAACAGATCACCACCCACCACTGTCACCCAGGCGCCGGGCACATAATCAATAATCACCGCATTGGTGGCCACCCCTGGTGTTGTCCAGGTCACCACAATGGTATTTGGCAGCCCATTGGCGGCACTCACCACCACATTGGCCAGTGCATTCACGGTGGCCGTGAATCCGATCAGATCGCCGCCGGTTATATCCTCAGAAAAGGTGATGGTGGCCGTAGTGGTGGTGAATACAGTGCTGACCGGCACCGCTTGCCTGCGTTTGCGAAAGGAAACCAACCCATGCCTGACTAATCCCTGCGTAGGCCCGAAAAAGTTTAGCAAATGCCCCATAATTCACGCCTTTTTGATTACGCAGTGTGCAAACTCAGGATCATTAGTGAAGCGTACCACCGCACGCACGTATTCTTGCGAATCGCACTGATCCTTGTGCGTTTTCAGCTCAGGATACTTGGCATAAACCGCTGGCAGGTCATTCACCGGGATGCTGGCCACCTTCCAGCCACCAAAGGCTCGCTGCTTTGGCATATTTCGCTCGATCTGATTCTGGCGCAGGATATCGTCATAACCTGGCTGGTGGGTTTCGCGCACCAGGTGATCCTGCTCAACTCGGAATCGAGTGAGCAGGCCACCAGCATCAATCCAGGGGGAATTGGTGCGCTGTGCCATTACTAGGCAACCATTGCTGTTGCTTCGTCGATATCCCCTACATATCCGCAAGAATCCCAGTTTTTGACCACCAGCATATAATCAACACTGATAAAACTATCATTGCTCAGATCAGTTTTGGCCAGTGGAATCACGTTATAGCCCTGCAGGAAACTCAGCTCGAGCATTGAGAAATCCAGGATAAACAGATTACTCTCAGCTGCAGTGCCGGAATCCGGCTGCATACGATTGGGAACCAGCTGCAAAGCTGAGAAATCGCTGATATACAGATCCACACTGCCCTGGGCCTTACGTTCACGGGATGAGCCACCTGGCTCATGATTCTGCATCGTAGCGATGCGTGCCGCATCCGTAAAAAGGTAGGCGCTGAACAGCGTCTTAACCTTCGGCGTCATCATAGCCACCCGCGCCTCGCCACCATTGTCATAAATGGATTCAGACACCGTGCGCACATTGGCCTCAGTTAGTGCTGTGGCCGTACCAGGCACAGCCGCTGCCACCAAACTATCCGTATCAGTAACATCCCAGCCACCGACCACCCCGAGAGCACCCAGGATCACATTTTCAGTGGTGCCGGTGCCATCCACTGCTACTGTGGTGAGCCAGGCCGCCAGGCCGGCCGATTGGCCAGCAACAGCATCAGTGCCGATTACACTGGCATTGTTGGATAGTACTGTCGCCTCGACATTGCGCCGCAGCTCGATATTGCGCCGGCTGATCTGATAGGCGTGCTCATTGGCATAACCAATCGTATCCACGCGCTGTGCCCTGGTGGACACCTCGACACGCAGGCCACGAATTTCTGAATGGTTGCCCACTCTGCGGCCCACTTTGGTGGCATTGGTTTCGCTGGTCACCGTCTGGCCATCGATGAGCTGGCCATCGATTGCCGGCGCTGCGAGTTTATCCATGCGCCAGGTGTGGTTTTGGTTGGTGTGTGTGCCCATTCCGGCACGCTGCGTAAATGGCAGCTCCACATTCGAGATATCGAATATGGCCTGCAATACGCTCTCATTAATAACGCCACCAAGATTTGCGATATTCAAATCATGGGCGTCCAGGTTTGTTGCGCTCATTTTTATCCCTCAGCAATAAGGGCAGCAATGGCCTCAGTTTCAGACAGTCTGCCTGCCTCGAATTCCTGCACAGCCTTTGCGCCGGATTTAGTGACTGATTTCCGCTTTGATTTCACCACCGGCGCCTTGGCTGCAGTCACCTCCGAGCCTGTTGCGCGTTCAAACCTGCGTATCAGTGTCAGATGATCATACAGCTGCTTAATGTCACGGTGATCAGCGTACCGACTAATTTCAGCAGGGTGCTTGCCGTAGCTCACCAGCAGGCTGGCCATTGCTTCCAGGTCAGTGCGCTGCACAACAGGATCAGCCCAGGCAGTGATTACTCCCACCGCTTTGGCATTTTCCTCACCAACATACTGCACCCACTTATTATCAGCCGCTGCCTGTTGCTCAGGTGTTGGCTGGATCAGTGAGGCAGCGTGCTCGCGCCGCAGCATTTCATTTTCGGCACTGGTGCGATGTGTCTCCGCATCACTCAGTATCTGTTCGGCCTTGTGCAGTTTGGCACCGGCATCCTTAACCTCACTGAGGCTCAGGCTCTCACCTGATCCCACATCGATCATGAGCTGCTGATACAAATCCTGCGGCCGTAGCTCCAACCTCTCGGCCAGGGCCTTTACGGTTAATGCTTCCGGTGGCTTCTCAGCCTGAGCACTTTCCGCTGCCGGCAATTCTGGTTTATCCGGCTCACCAATTGCTGAATCCTGGCTCTCGCCAGGTGGGTCTGCTGGTGCCTGTGGTTCATCCTTCTCAGGCTCAGGCTCCAACGGTGCGCCGGACAGAATCCCAGCGGCTTCTGATAAATTCTCACTCATCAGCGGCCATTCTACTTAAAACTTTCTCAGCTTGCGACAATAAATTCAGTTTGAGCCTGATGCCCTCCCAATCATTGCCCTCAGTCCACTCCTGGAACAGCTCGGCCCTGAGCTTATTAGGCAGCCCCGTTTTCTGAACCAGTGCCATTAGTTCCTTGGCTGAGTTCTCTGGCCTGGGTTTCCCCGACTGTTTCCCGGTCTGCATCTGCGGTATCGGCATCTAATAGTTCCTTCCAGTAATCGTGCGCTAATTGAGTATCGTGCTCATATCTATCCAGATCCACTTTGGCCTGGTCTATGCGTTTATCAAATTGCTCGAGCTGCACGGCCATCTGCTGCATCTGCTGCTGTTGCTGCTGGGCCTGCTCAGCCTGCTGGGCCTGAGCCTGCTGGCCTTGCTGGCTTTCCTGGCCATCAGGATCCAGGAAATATTGCTCAGGTGCCGGCATTTCAGCACTCACGGCCCAATCCATAATGGCCCGGTGCACCTGATTCCAGTTTGTGGTGATATTGGCCGTGCCGCCCTGGATCATGCCCATCTGCAGCTCAATCACCTGGCGCAGGCTGCCGGTCTGGCGCCGGCGCTCACCGGCACTCAGGCCCACGTTAGTCACCAGTTTGGTGCGCGGCTGCCACTCAGCCGGCAGCACCTCAGCCCAATCACCTCGATTCTGGATCATAATGGGTGAGCGCCACTGTGAGCGCAGCACCTCATGGATGAGCAGGAATACGCTCGACACCAGTGTGCTGGCTATATTCTTGGATACTGCTGCGGCCATAGCCTCACGCGGCTGCAGCTGCATATCCACACTGATGCCGCTGGCCTCACGGATCAGATTAGCCTCACCTGATGCCAGCTCGAGTGCAGCCCCTGATTGCTCACTCCTGATCTTATCGGTGTACTCCAGGAATCCAATGCTGTTGCCTAATATGTCATTCACCGGCATCCAGGCCACGTTGCCGGGATTGCGTGAGCGTATGCCGCGCCCTGGCGCACCGGTGGCCAGATCCTCAAACTCAGTCTCTCCTGGGTCTGCCACTGGCCGCTGATTGTTGGCCACATTCATATTATCCAGTGCCTGGCGCAGGATATTGGTGCGCTGGTGCTGGGTCTGTTTGAGCAGATCATAAACGCTCAGGCCAGACCACCGGTGAGGTACAGGCCAGCCCGTGCCGGAAGCGTATGAGAAATGAGCCACCGGATCATCGAGTAACAGCTGGCGATTGCTCACCAAAAATAGATATTTCTCGGCCAGCCCATCACCATCCCGGTCAATTTTCATGCTGATCCAGTAGCACTCCACTGACTCCTGGCCAAAGGTGCTGGCAAATCTGGAATCAGCAATGCCATCAATAAACCGGGCCATCAGGTCAATATTAGTCTGACCACTGGCACTGGTGCTGCCATCATCTGGGGTGGCCGGCAGATCACCAGCCACCTTGGCACTGACTCCCAGCTCACGCAGATCTGAGCGAGTGAGATAGGTCAGCTCAGCCATGAAGTCAGCTTCCTGCAGATCCTGGGTGGTCTGGTTTGGATTCACATAAAACCGGGCAGACTCCACAGCCTCGATTTTGAGCAGCTGCCGGTCAGCTGTGACGGTGAAATGATTGACCCCATTCTCATCAGTCTCAATGTGCTCCCAATCCTCAGCCTCATCAGCCTGGGCCAGCACATCAGCCACCGGCGCACTAAATGCCCGGTGCTGCACCTCCCTGCGCTCATCGATCCAGACACGCATCACCCCATTTCTGAACAGCAGACAATCGCTCAAAGCGTTCCTGAGTTCCAGGTAGCCCATTGGTGAGCTGGTAAATATGGAATTGACTGCTGAGGATTCAGCTGCGGCCTGGTCTATATCGGCAGGCCCATCAGGTGTGAAGCTGATCGGATTGGGGCTGGCATAAGTGGGCATAATGGCAGCCAGCAGGCTGTGGATGGTGTCGCGCACACTGGTATCCTGCACCTGGGATCTGCCCTCAATCTCATCACCCCTGGGCCGATTAAGAAATGCGCCCCACGCATCCTTTCGATTCTGCGCCAGCGAGTGGTTGCCAAACTCTGTTGTTCGATCCAGCTCCACATATATCGCTGTGATCACATCCTCATCAGTCAGTGGCTGAGGCTTGTTGCCATCCCTTCCAATACTCATAGTGCCGCCTTGTTAAGTGCTGAATAATCCACCGGCGCAAACGCCACCCTGGCGCAATAGCCGGCATTTATAGCCCGCACAGCATACCTGAAACTGCTGGCGGCCTCATCAGTCCAATCGTGCAATGGTTTGGGCAGAAACTGGTGGGTGCGCTCATTGTATTCACGCTTGTATGAGCTGAGCGCATTTAATCCCTCGCGGGTTTTGCTCTCATCGAAATGAGCCTTGTTGATCATCACCCGTGCAGCCTCGAGACCTGGCAGCAATGATTTCTCAACCTTGAGCACCCGCGCCGGCCAGCCCAGGTCATACAGCTGCGCCTGTATTGATTCCATGCCCAGCCTATCGTGGCCGGCATCGTGCGGCAGTATCAGCTCATGGCCATAGGTGTACGGTTTGGATTTGAGCAGATCGATATAGTATTTAAGCTGCTCACCCCTGGCCTGCTCATAGTCTATAAACATCGGCCGGCCGCCAGGCTCGAGCTGAAAGAACCACAGCCCACAGCCATCATGCAGGCCAATATCAAAGCTGACCCAGACCGGCAGCCCCTCATTATAGGGCACCTCACAAACCCGGCCATCGGTATACGCTCGATTGATCTGGCGTGCGAATATCGCACCCTCGATACCGAAATCCCAGCTGCCAAAATATTCCTGTAAGTACAGCTCCTGGCTCATTTCGGTCTGCTCGAGCTGCAGCGCATTGGTGCTCATGTGCTCGGTATCGTCACAGGTCAGCAGCTCGGCAAATGATTGGTGATCTGCCTGCAGTTTGCCAAACAGATCATGCCCGTGATTGCGGCCCCTGGGAGTGTACGGAAACAAGGCCCAGCCATCATTTTCAGCGAGTATGGGCCGCACAAACTCGTAGGCACGCGGATTGCTGATGGCATACTCACTGAACACCACTCCGCGTGGATTGGATCCCACCAGTGCATCATATCGGTCTGAACCACCCAGCTGCCAGGTGCTGCCATTCTTGAATCTGATAAACATTTCATTATCGAGTGTCTTTTCCCTCAGCTCGGGTGGAAAGGCCACATCGATAATGCGCTGCCCGGCCTTGTCCAGCCCGTTCCATATGGCCTTGCGTGCCTGGGTCTGCTCAGGAAACAGATGCCAGAATCCACCCAGCGTGCGGTGTGCATCAAACGCAGTCCAGGCCAGGCTGATGGTATCTTTACCTGATCTGCGTGGCCACACAAAGGCTGCACGCCGGGCACCAGCCTCGAGCGCACGCCAGCCAGGCAGCTGGTATTTACGCAGGGTCAGATTCGGCAGGGATATCTGCAAGCTGGCTCACAAGGTAAACGTGCAACTCGGAATCGGCCTGGATATCAGCGGATATGAGCCTCGATGAGCAATAGGGCAGGGCCGCTTTGGCAGCCTCCATTTTAATGGCCTGTTTGGTGCGTTTGTTGCGCATCAAATCGAGCAGGTATTGCAATGGGCTGAGCTGCCCATCATCCACATACTCATGCTTTGTGCTTTTGCGGCCGGCACCCTCTCGAGCGCCACCGTGCCCGTTGGCCATAGTGGCTCAGCTTGAATAAACAAGAAATCAAGCATATCACAGCTTAGCGGGTGCCCCGTATGCGCTCGCTCACTGCGTTCACTCGGGCACACTCTTGGCAGCCGCTGCGCATCAATAGCCCGTTACAGCGTCACCAGTGGGCCAGGCTGGCGGGAAGGCTCATAACGCCTGCGCACGGAAAATTATATCAGCTGCGTTTAGGTT